GTTGGTGTAATACTTGGTGTAATAGAAGGAGTTGGAGTATTAGTTGGAGTGATACTTGGAGTATTAGTTGGTGTAATACTTGGTGTAATAGAAGGAGTTGGTGTATTGGTTGGAGTGATAGAAGGTGTAATAGTTGGTGTAATACTTGGTGTAATAGAAGGAGTTGGTGTATTGGTTGGAGTTATACTTGGAGTTATACTTGGAGTAGGGGAAGGTGTAGTGGTTGGTGTTGCTGATATTGTAGGTGTTGGAGTTACTCCTGAAACATTAATAATATTAGTGTATCCAGCACAATCTCCGCCGTAATTAATAATGTATATATAATCGCTTCCGTCTCCTATTAATGCATTAAAGCCGTTAAGTATTTGGGTTCTATCTACAGGATTTAAGCTTCCGCTGCTAGAATTTAAAGCTGGATATTGTGTTGGACTTCCTGTTTCCGAATAGGTTACGAGGAATAAATCACATGAAGTTCCAACGCTTTGAGCCTGTATGTAGAATAGTTGGGACATGTATTATATTATATATTTAATAAATAGTTCTAATTCTGTTTAGCAAATCTGTAAAGTTCCAGGTGTTCCGGTTTCATCAGCATTTAAATAAACAGTTGCGTTAGCACCTGCTAGGGTATAGGTATATGGTGATGATTCTCCACAGTATCCTGTGTAAGATCCGCCGCTTCCAACGCCAAATGTTACATTTACAGAAGCATTATTTTGTATTCCTACCTGTACACTTGCATTACTAGCGAGGCCGTTTAGTGTTATAGCGGTAAGATATCCAGAAGTTAAGTTGCCGATATTAGCTAACTGCGTATTCCAGGTAGATCCTCCGTCTAGACTCCAAGCAATATTACCGGTAGTGAAGGCGGAGCTTGCTATCTTCCATTTAACTACAAGTGAGTATCCAGATACAGATGGTGTAGGCGTTACTGTTGGACTAGGGGTTATAGTAGGAGTGACGGTAGGTGAAGGTGTTGGTGTTGTTCCTGGCGATGCAGTAATTGAAGGTGTTACTGTTGGGCTCGGAGTTATAGTAGGAGTGACTGTAGGTGTATTAGTTGGCGTTGGTGTAGGTGTTACAGTAGGTGTAGGAGTTGGGCTAGGAGGGATGAACGAAGCTGTTAACCCTACTATCGTACAGTCAATTAGTTTAAGATTAATAGGTTGTTTATCAGATGAAGCACAGTAAGTAGACTTAACGGTGTAGTAATCTCTATAATAACCGACTCTAGTAGATAGTGTATCGGTCGAGCTAAGTGTAACGTTGCCTAAATTATCTTGACTACTACTAGGAAATAACCATCCAGAAGCAGTTATTAAGGTTAGGGTAGAGGTATCGACAGGAGCACAATCGGGTTGTGCATCCGTAATAGGGTTAAAGGTCTTTGGATTATCGGATATATCAAAAACGTAAGTCTTGGGGAATGTAAAGGGACCGCCATCCATTGCACAATAGTAGTCTGGATTGGTGATAACTACAAATCCCTGAGGATAGATAATGTTACCTACGTGTATCTTAGTGGTAGTATCATATACGTTACCGTTTCCATCATCTGCTATAGCATAGTCGCTTCCAGTTAAAAAGAAGCTTTTCCTAGAAACTTTTTCACCGAAAGTATTTTTCGGAATATTAATAATTTTGACTTTAGAAAGAGACTCTGTAGGAAAATAACGTAAATCAGTTGAAGCAGATAGAGTAGTATTTCCTTCGAAGGTTCCAGAAGCTGCTGTAGATTGTAAGAAATTATCTAAACTAGAGGTGGTAGTCAAATAACTACCAGTTAAGAAGTTAGAATAGAACAAATGTCTAATAGACCAATATCGCAAAGTTCTTTGCGGCACTGAGCCTGTTACTGTAACGGGGCCATTTAACCCACTTTGTGCATAAATACCTGAATCGCATATAGTAGTATTACTATAAGAAGAAGAGTACTTAAGTTTAATGGGAGTAGCTGTTACATCAGAAACTAAAAGACTATTTGATGCTCTACTCATTTTATTTTATTATTACCAATCTAACTTAACTCTAATTAATGCTTCTTTTGTAAAATCTTTAACTAAGGCTTGTGATAATTTAGCTACTGCTAAAAGTTCACTGTTATTATTATATAATCCCACTGTTGTAGGGAAGGTCTGTGGACTATAAATCATTGTTTGATAAAGTACAGCACCGCTCGATCCAGAAGTAAACGTTGGGTTTGTTGAGTAATTATACTGTGAGTTACCAATTCTTATAAAAACGTAATCAGAAGATACATTTTCTTGTGAATTTAATTGAAATCCTGGTAAGCTTCCTGTTGTTGGAGTAGCTCCACTTGCAGAAATTGCTTGAAATAGGTAAGTATTATTTAAAGAACTATAAGGTAAGCTTGGATTACTTGAAAGGTCTCTTGAAATACTAATACCACCGCTTACTGGAGTTAATGCTAGTGCACCCGGATTTAAAATTATCGTTCCGATATCTGGTAAGTAGTATCCGTAAGATCCAGAAGCTGTATAACCCGGTCCTAATGTAGATCCAGATACAGTTATATTAGCTGCATTACCATAAGATCCAGAAACTAAATCAAATACTCTACCGCAATCTAAGTAATTTACAACAGAAGAATCATTGCTATTATCGCAAATAGTCACTATATTATTACCGTTCTTTAATTGTAAAGTAAAGGTACCTGGCATTAAACTCTGCTTATATCTATTTCTATCAATATTAAGAACCCAGATATCTGGAGATCTTAAAGCAGCTCCGCCAAAGTTAAAACCTTGAGAGCCTGTTACTTCTGGTCCATAAACTAGAGTTTGATACTGATTGTACGTAGTTAGAGAAGGAGAAACTCCTGGTACTAAGCTATTTAACCATTGAGATCCTGAACCGTTTATGTTACCGTATGCAATTGCAAATTGAACTGCAGCGCCATTTGTTCCATAAGGCTGTTGCAATACGTTTAAGTAATATGCACCTGCACTTACAGTAGTGGTTACAATAGATGAAGCTGTATAAAAGCTAGTAAGAGTTGGTACGTTAGAACTCCATGCTGGAGCTGTAATAGCATCAGAACTTACTACGAAATCTGAGGGATTTAACTGTGTAAATGACATATTCTTATGATTGTGTTACTTGTTGTATTTGAACTGGGATTAATATTCTTGCACCTGAATCACGACCTATAACAGTTAATGTAGTATATAACGTAGTATTTGTACCGAACAATGTGTTTACGGTCGTAGCAGTCAAGTTGATTGTAGTACCTATTACAGTTTTTGATACATTTGTACCTACTGTAGTTACGCCTGTTGCATTTAATGCAGTTGCATTTGCAGTATTAATACCAACGCCATTGAATGCTGACATTGTTCTAACATCTCCTATTGTTGCAACATATCCAGACTGTTCGAAAGTAGAAGTTGCACCTAAATAATTTAATGTTTGAGGTGTAAGAGAAAGAGAAGAACCTTGTTTTAATACAATTGTTGAATATCCGACGCTGATTACCGGTAAAACTGCTGTTCCTCTTGGTAGAGTAATCAATTTATACTTCATAATCTCATTAGCCTCCGGAAAAGCCTGTATAATTGGCATATTTTCAATAGCTTCGCCATAAAATGCTGAGCCTGAAGGGTGATTCGGGTTGTATAATGTGTAATCTACCTCATCATCTGACAGTGAAAACTGTGTAATTTGGAAAGATCCGTCGTTTTGTGCTAACAACTGTCTGCCTTTGTCGGTAAGAATGGCGTCGACAACAACCGATGTGTTATTTAAATATCCCATGTTTTATTGTTTTTCTATTATAAATAGTTTAAAAATTAAAAGTTTTCAGTGTTACAGGGTACTGATATTAGCAGAAGCCTGAGTTGATAATAATTGAGCTTGTACATTAGCTTGTAATGTGTTAATATTATTTACTACTGTAGGATTTATAGTCTCCGGAATAATAAATCCGTAAGATGTTGCACCTGGCGGCTTATTAAACGTTAATATAACGTTTTGTTCGTCATTATACCTCCTTAATAGTAAAAAAGTTTTAACTAATTTCGGATTATCTACCCAGTTAGAAAGAATATCTCCTACTACAGTGATAGTATTGTTGGAAAAACCGTAAACATCTAAATTCTGTACAACGCCTGCGTAATCGCTCATAATTATTTTGTCTCCGTATTGAGGTAAGAAGGTTGTATTAACGTCTCCATATTTCGTATAAAGACTGCTGCTATAGGTTACAGAAGCTGATACGAAATACGGTACAAATTGATATCCTGCATATTGAGCTAAGTCCGAAGTAAAGGTTATGCTAGAGTAATTTCCGTCAAGATTTGCTATGCTTTGTATAAAATTACCATAGCTCGAGGTTGCATACGGGTATCCTCCCTCTCCTATTGCAATAGTTCCTACAGTTAAGCTGCTATTACTAGTAAGAGAGGCAGTATAATTAGCTGTGGACATTCCTCCTTGTGTAAATTTAAATATTACTGGCTGATTTACACCGATATTTACTGGAGATGTTGTATAGCTTATAGTTTTAGTTGCTGTACTTATGCTACTAGCTGGTATTACTGTTGCACTGCTAATTTGTTGAATTCGAGTCGGCGTTGCACTTGTATCTTCAGTATATACACCGGTAACTGTAGCTCCGGTATTAGAAGTTACTAGTGGTGCAGTAATATTAACTCCTCCCTGTCTCCATGTATAAATGTCTACTACTAAGACTGAACTAGAATCTCCTAATACGGTAGGATTTCCATTTAAGAGAAATGGTCCCGTAAATGTACCGTAGGAAGTCTGTAAATTGTAGCTAAAGCCGGAATCTACATTCGCTCTACCGGGGCTTGAAATTGAGCCAGTGCCTGTTGTAGCTGGTGTATAGCTAGAAGTAAAGTTAATAGACTGTACATTACCTATTAAGGTAGTTCCGTCTAAGTAAGCTCCAAAATCATACGATCCGCTAGTTAGACTTACAGAAGGATCTGTAAATTGAAAATTTACTCCTAAATTTACAGTAAATTGTCTCTGTCCTGCTTGCGGTGCAGAATAGGACGGGAAATTAGTCGTATTACCAACTGAAAAATAGGTTGTTGGATTTGCGTAATTAAAAACTTTGTATATGTTTATTGTATCTGTTACCGGATAAGTTGGAAAGGGTACACCGCTAATATTATAGTTTGGTGTTCCAGTTAAAGAGGCTATAAAGCTAGTTATACTTGAATCTCCTGTATACTGGAAAAATAAGGTGTTATCCGCTCCGGTTTGAAAGTAAAGTTGAGGAGTATAATTGTATCCGCTATTGTAAATAGTTTTTATACCGTCTGTAGCTACTTGATTACTATACTTCTTATTATCGAACTGCTTAATAGTTAAATTAGTTCCTGCTACAAATATATTTTGAAGATCAACCCAGTTCCTATTATTTTGGTTTAATTCAAATAGACCGCCAGAAACATCTGCTAGATATCCTAAGCTAGCATTAACAACTCCTGGTATAAACGAACTAGATTGAATTTGTGTAAATAGACCGAGCTTGCTACTGTAATAATTAATTACAGGATCGGTACCGTATGAAATATCCCCAACGCTCCATGTATTATAACCTGTACCTCTTAAATAAGAACCGCTATAGCGAATACTTACTGTTGAAGGCAGGTAATAATTGTAGTCTTGTAGCTGTGCATACTGAGAGTAGGGTTGCATGCTTTGAGATATGTTACCAATTACAAGGCTTTGTGATAGAGATTGTGTAACTAATCCAAAGTTTACTGGAGTAACTTGACTACTATTATAGTCTAACTCTAAGAATCTTTGAGATATAACACTGCCTGTAATATTATTTAACGTCGGGCTTAACGAATATGTTAAGAACATTATATTGCCTCCTGCAATAGAGGGAGCAACTGATGATGTCCATGGATAAATGTAAGACGAAACTTCTTCTTGGGTAAAGTTATTAACATCTGCTTGAATAGTGCTGCCACTGAATTCTCCTGTATATTTTTGAATATTATTAGACGAACTCATGTAAATAGTACCAGGTGAATTCCCTAAGTCTATTGAGTTTGACTGATACTGTACTGGAATTGCTTCTACGTAGTAGGTATTTCCTAAAACAGAACCTCCATCTGATCCAGAAATTACAAGTCCTGGTATATCTGCAGATCCGGAAAGAATAGTAAAGGTAGGTTCATGTCTCGGATACTTGTTTCTTTCAAGCATGTGAGATTGAATTATAATACCGGTAGAGGTTGAAGTTCTAGCAGGTACCCAATCTCTTAGCATTTTAAATAGAGAGTTGTTGTAGTATTTTATAACTCTAATAAAATCCCAGACATTATAGCCGCTTGTATATTCTGCGTTAAAGTAAGTATTAGCTAATTCAACAAGTGGAATATACGAACTTGAATACTGTAAAGCAGGTGCACCTATAAGTTGCATGATATTAAAGTACCCAGGCTGTGTAGATGATGTTACATATCCTGAAGAAGTAATGCTAGCATTAATAGAATCTGCTGGTGAAAAACCAATCTCTAAGTCATCTGAGCTTTTATCCTGGTCGTTTTGATAATACTGTATAGTAGTAAATGGAGAGAGTAAGCTACTAGAAATATTTAAAACACTACCAGTTAAAATTTTAGTATTACTTATATCTTGAATACCAGCTACATTGTAAATATTATAGCCTCCATATTCATGTACAGTTAAAATGCTTTCAGGTACACCAAAGCAAGTAATTAAGGCTTGTACACCTCTCCTGGTACCTCTAGTCTTAAGTAAATAAGGCATATTATGGTAAATACGCTTATAAATTTCGGCTGTAATCTGTGAATTAGGTAAAGTAGCAAAGCTTGAAGTTACGTTAGCAGAACCTGTTATAAATGTTGTAACAAATCTATTAATTAATTCTTCACCGAAAGGAGGTAGAGCTAAAGATTGAGATAAATAAGCGTTTCCAGATAGAGGATATAGGCTACTGCTTGAATAAGCAATAGTAGAGTATGCACTCGAAGTAGGAGGTAGTGCAGATCCTGTTTGATTTATACCTAATAAAGAGTAATAAATATTATCTGAAATACTTGTATTGGTGTATAGCTGTATACCTGTGTTTCTAATAGCGTCTGCTACTTCTTCAAGAGAAATACCTTTAAAAGGATTATTATTTGCTGCATATAAGTTAGTTACATCTTTTAAATAAATCCAAATATTATCAAACATTTGACCTACCATGTTGAGAAATAGGAAGTAGGGTTGATTATTTAGATCTTCTGTAATGTAAGAAGGTGCAGTATATAAAAGTAAATCTTGATTTAGATCATCATAACGAGAAGATGACCAGTACATACTCATTGTAGTGATACCGTTTGGTGCAGTCTGTACGCCACCTAACCAACTTGTAACCTGTGAGGAAGTTGCGGAGTAGAGTACGTAAGGGATTGAACTATTTTGCTTAGGCCATGCAGTTGATGCAGAGCTAAAGTAAAGGTAATACTCATATCCGTCAAAATTAGTAATAGTACTATCAATTTGTTGCTGTAATAATGCAGCGCCAGTATTTGTTTGACCGGCTGCTATACCGGCTGAAGCAGATTCTATTAATTGAATCTTGTAATTAAAATTATATAGTCTATCGGTTGCAGAAGAGAAGTGTACAAAATTCGTAAAGTCGCTATAATCAACGTTAATATCAATGCCTTGTTCTTGCATCATTGATTGTAGCTGTTGATAAGAGGATGTTACAGAAGTTGAAAGTAAAGAAGTGTAATTATAGTAAGGAGTTGTTTGCCCTACTTTATCTTTTACGCTTACTTTAAAGTTGGGACCTTGTAGTTGAGTATAATCTACTACGGTTTCTGGTGTAACATTAATTGATACGTTAAATTCTGCAGGATTAGCTGCCTCTGTTACAACCCAAAAAGTAGATTTAACATCAAACTCGCTAGGTAATGGTTCGTATAGTTTAAATATGACATACCCGCTGCCATTTTCTTCAACATAAACGGCGTTTACTCCAATTACTAAAACATCTGAACCGAAGTTTAAGTAAAAATCTGGATAATAGGCATCAGCTGCAAGTGCAGTATTGAAATCACCAAAGGCATTGGCGAGTTGTGTATTAGATAGGTCCTGTCTTGCTACTTTAATTTCTGTTCTTGAAGTAGAAATTTCTTTAATCCAAAAATTATTAACAGGGTCTGGCGAAGATAGCAACCATTTTGTAAGGAAATTATACTTTACATTTACTATCCCCCTATTATACCCTGATACTCTTGCATCTGTTTCAGGGTCAAGTTCAAGAACACTGGTCGTATTTGTTATCGAGTTTACATTACTACCTATATTGTACTCTGTAACATAGTAATTACTGTTAAGAACAAGCCCATTTTGATCCTTAATAAAATACTCTATATAGTCGTTAGGGGTTCCAAAATTAGCGGTTATAAGGGAAGTATTTATTAATGCAGTATCGGACGGAGCGTAGGTCTGGTACTGTTCATCTGAGCCTAAATAACTTACATTTACTACTTCCATTACATTAGATTATTTAAATTCAAATAATTGGTGTTTGCTTCTAACAGTTGCTGTCTTAAAGAGTTTATCTCATCAATATAAGCCTTTTCATTGTCAGTTAAAACTCCTCCGCCTAAATATTCTCCGCTTCTTTTAACTAAATACTCATGTGAGTTTAAATCTCCTGTAGCGGGTATTTGAAAAAATAGGTTGTTATATGCATCAAAAAACGCTTCTACTGTCAGTTGTGTACTCGGTGTAGTAGAGGCAGTTACGGGAAAATATAGTTCTGCAAATGAAGTGTCAATTACCCTTGTATAGGTATTACGTCCGTATACCTCTTTTATTAATTTAACTTCTTCTGACATTATGCTACGATTTTAAATACTAGATTCTGACCGCTATATGTGATTACTTCTGCAGGAAGTAATGATAGTTCATCTGCACTATATCGAGATAGTCCATCGTACATTGAATCAACGTTATTATAAAGAGATAGTGGTCCGAATGTTGTAGAGTATATTTTAGTTTTAATTAAAACACGGTAAAACCTATTAATTTCTAATCCACTAGTGTACAAGTTGAAGTAATTTCCAACACTATCACAGCTTACTCTTGTGTATGGATCTTCGAAATCTACTACCATCTCGCCAGTCTTAACATCCTGTAACCCCCAAAGGGTATTTTTAGATAAAATTAAATCAGTTAAGTATACGGAAGATGTTGTAAACTTTCTCGGTGGATAGGTTAATCTGGTAGATAGCCTCATCTTATAGTTATCTCCCTGCAAAAACTGTCCGGGGTTATTAGCAAGCGTAATCGTTATTTGATCTGATAAAACGTAGTTATAGTTTTGAGGATAAAAATAAGAATCATCCCATTTAAATTGTATGGTAGGAGGGTAGATAGTATGCGTATCTACAGAAAAATATTTTAAGTCTATGTACGAATTTGGATTGTCTTCTACTTCTTGAGGATGTTTAACAATTAGTCCGTTATTAGGAATTGAACCAGAAAACCATCCAGTCATAATATCAGTTATATCGATATTAATATCTTTATTTGACATATAATCAAAGCTCTGAGATGCTGGTATATTATTCCATGTACCTCCGCCTGTAACCCATGCAGGAGAGCTAGCAGACGTACAAGTATATGTCCATGATACTCCGTTTACTGATTGAGGTACTTGAGCATATTGCCCTGTACCCATACACCAGGACTGTGAGATAGGAAATACGTCAAGAGAATAAGTTGTACTTAAGTTTTGCGCAGTCGCTAAATATAATTGTAAATTTGCTTGATATGCACCGCTTATAGATTGACTTGCAAAAGCTTGTAATAGGTTGATATCTTTATCAGAAAACTGTAATACAGATCTTCTAACATCATGTCCAGGAAAAAAAGCGTCTGAGGTTGAATAGTTTCCTGCTTCAGCTAAATCGTAAGTGTAATACGGATTTTCTGTGATAGGATTTGTATACAAAAACCTTGTTCCATCTTGAGAGTTCTTAACAGATACTTCAAGTATAGGATCTCTACCGGTATTTTTTACAGGGTATAGAGAATAAAGTGTAGCATCTGCTGATGCGAATATGTTATATACTGCCATTTTATTACATTGTTACTACGCGTCCTTGAATATCTATATCTGGGTATTTAACTTCAAAAATACTTGGATCTAATGAAGGGTAAATAATACCATTTAGAGTTGCTGCTGAAATATCGTAACTATAAGGTGAATAACCGCTTGAAGTTCCTGCTATATTATTAATAGCTACTTTTTGTACAGTTTGTACTCCGCTAATTTGATCTAACAGAGAATAAATTTCTGATAAAGTGATAGGTTGATTTACTTGCCAGCTGTTTCTATTAAAGTATATTTTTAGAGCTGATATACAGGCCTCAATTACAGCTCTAGAAGTAAAGTTAGGTCTAAGTATAATACTAAAACTAACTTGAATATTGATTATATAAGCAGGTTTTAAAAGTATAGTATCAGTTAACATTCTATAATCTTCTAAATAACTTTGAATATTTTCAAGGATTGCAGGGCCGGGTGCTGTAAAGGCTCCGTTTGTATCATAAGTTAATAGGTAAATTGAAGTTGCAAGTGGATCTCTTTCTCCTGGTTCATTTCCTAAGTACTGTGCAAAGGTAGCATTGTCTTTTGTTACGTAGGCTTTAGCTACTTGACCGAATTTACCTGGCATGCCTAATACTGTTCCTAAATAGTCTTGCTGTGTTACAGCTCTCATTTGAGAAGGAAATGCTGCAAGGGTATTTAATTTTAAACCTTCTACACTATCCCCATCTCCGCCGCCTGTTGCTTGAACGCTATTATTAGTTGCTAATGTACCTTGAATAGTTGCTGCTACTGTAGGGTTCACTGTATTTGTAAATGAAATACTAGAGGTAACTAAATTAGTAAGTACGTTTGTATTTACATTTGCACCAGCACCACCTCCTATAAGGTAATTAACGGTTAGGTTAACGTTAGAAGGAGCTAGGCCGTAAGTACTATTTACTACAAAGTTTGTAGGATCATAGGCAGTGTTTAATAAATCAACTCCGTTTACTGTACCGATACCTACGTTAAAGGGATTTGGTACTGTACCGGATACTGCTTGAATACCGGCACCGAATTCTAATTCTAAAGAAGCGGCAGTAGTAAATCTAGATACAAATCTTCTACTTACTGGTAATCTCTCTATAATATAAGGTACTTGATTTGCTTCCTGGTAAAGTTCTGGATAATTTAAAGCAGTATTCTGTACAGGATTTAAGATAAAGTTTTGTGCAAGATAGGGAACTTCGTACCATCTGTTTCCATTGTCATCATATACACTAACAATTTCAATAATATTGCTATCTTGAATAGTTCGAGTAGGAAACCTTTCAGCAGCACCAAAAGAAAGAGTGGTTGTTTTAACTTGACCAGATAATGCTTGAGTTTGCTTCTTTAATAAGTAGGTGTTTGGATTTCCGCCTACTGTTGTATATACTGAAATCTCTGTTGGATCTATAGAGGAAGATAAATTAAAGTCAATTTTATTTGGACAATAAAAATAATTAGATGTATTAATATTAGACCTTACTTGAAGGCCTTCCCCAATAGTCATAGCGTAGTTAAAATCAGGATCATAATTTGAACCAGAAGCAGGTATTTGCTGGTAAACGTCTAAGGTTGTAATAGCGGCAGACGTTACTTTTGGTCTGTAACCGAACATATAGGCTAATGTATATAAATTATTATACTGTTTTGCATACTCTAAGAAGTTTTCCTGAATTTGATTGTCTAGGTAAAAAGACATTACATCTCCTACATAAGATGCCATATCGATAAACATGGTACCGGGAGAGGAGGTAGAGAAGTCGTTATAAGAGGATGGAAAATACGCTTTTGCATACTCTATTAAAGCACTTTTAAAACTCGTAAAGTCTTTGTTTAGGTATTTTATATCTATATTAGGCATATTAAGTTAGGCTGATTGTTATATTATCTGATTGTCCTGTGTTAGTTATAGTATATGAAAATTGAATAGTTAGTTGATTTTGATTTGGATCTCCTCCAAAAGTAAGTTGTGTTATAGCTATATTTGGAAAATACTGTGCTATTCCACTTCTAATTTTAAGATCTAAAGTATCTGCTGTCTCGCTTGTTATTTGCTCAAATACCTGCTGTCTAATATTTGCTCCAAAATTGGGATTAAAAATTCTCTCTCTATTATTAGTAAGTAAATAGTTAATTATATTATACTTTAACTGCTCTTGTGTAGTATATACTGTTTGAAAAACAGCAGATGTATTAAACGGCAAGGCAACACCGACTCCTGTAGAAGCTCGTAAATCGAGTACATTTATTTGTTTTAAGTTGTATGCCATTTATATTATTCGTTTATACCCATTTTTGCCATCATGTGACTAAAATCCGGAACTGCATTAATTTGAATTGCTTCTAAATTAGAACTTCCTCTGGAGTTTGCAAACATATCTCCTACTGATTCTACAATAGGAACATCTCTTTCTACTCCCTGTCCATTCAAATCTCCGAATTCATCCATAGTCATAGACTGAGCAGTCTCAGCAAGTAGGCTATTTAATGGATTGCCTGGGGATAATACAGGGGCGACGGGTCTAGGTACAGATCTGTTCATAGTAGCAGGAACTGTTGGTTTTGCTATAGGTCTAGTTGATTCTGATATAGTCTGCTGGCCTTTGTTAGCCATAATAGCTTCTTTTAGAATTCCAGCTAATTCTGCTTGAAATACCGCTTTTACTTCTTCGCGGATTATTTTTCTAAGTGCGTCTAAATTTGTCATATGTTATAAATATTTTGTTTGCTTGTTTTTAACTATTTAATTGAACTGCTTAAAGCAGATGTTTGCGCTGCTGCTTGTTGCTTGGCGTTTGAACTATAGGTAGATGTAACGGCTTTTGAATTTTGTCTAAATTTAGGTCCTCCCGGCAATTTGTCTATAAACTCTGTTATATTCAAATTCTGAGCTGATCCTGCTGCATTTAATGTCGCTATATCAGGAGTTAGAGCAGTATCTACTATATCGTTACTATCTAAGTAATTGACAGATTCTGCTATCGTAGCAAGGTTTGCAGCATTAACTTGTCCTATATCTGAGGGTACTAGGTGTAGAGCTATTAATCTTTGCTGTACTTCTGCTATTATAACTGCTGTATTTGTTGCAAAAGTTAAATCAGATTGAGTTACTATTTTACCGTTTGTATCTAAAGCAATACCTCTTCTACGCTTATTTTGAATAGAAAGATCAGTAATCTCTTCATCTACTACTCTAATATCATATTTTCCAAACATAGCAGTATTCGGATTAGTTTTAGAGTCGTATTGAGTAATATAGAGAGCAAGTTGATCTTTTAAATCTATTAAATTTGATTGTGTTTGTTTTAATTGAGAGATTACATCTGAGTTTTTTACGGCTTCACATGCTTCTAAATTAGTAAGTAAAATTTGCAATCTACTAAGTAATTCGTTTATATTCACAAGTAGGTACCTTATAAAATTAACTATTACAGTGAGTAGAGCGTTAATTGCTTTTAACAATCTTCCAATACCATTACTTTCTGTATTTGCTTTATCTCTAGCATTTTGAAGTCTAGTCTGTGTACCAGAAGTTCCGGATACAAGAGGGAGTGGATTATTATCGAAAATGGCTGCTATAAATACAAAGATCTTATTAAATACAAGAGCAAGTTTTATTAAAAACTGCCCAAGACTCAAAATACCCTGTACCTGTTTTGCAATTTTTATAAAAGATTGTAATGCATTATTAATAGCTTTCAACTCTTTTATGATTCCGGTAGGGTCTAAAAACTTATTTAGCTTCTGAATTTGCGCTCTAATATCAGTACCTAGAAAATTACCTACTGCTGCTAATCCGCTTTTAAAATCTAAATTTTGAATAGCCACGCAAACGGATCGTAAAGTCGTTATTTTATTAACTAATCTCTGTACTTCTGCGTTTGGTATTTGCCTATAATCGCTATACTTATTTATCGTTCCTATAAAATCATCTATTATATTTAAATTACTTCCAAGGCCTGGTACAACAGATAATAACATCTTATCTTCTTCAGTAAAAAGAGAGCTACTAGTATTATTTCCAAAGCTAAAAGTATCCTTAATAGCTTGCATTAAGAAATATACGTTATAGGCTGTAACTTGACTTCCTCCTTCTGTAGGTGCGTTGCTCTGTGAGATTGCTTGTTCTGGCGGTACTGCGTTCGGTCCTGTACCTAAGTAAGATCCTATAAAGATATTAGGAAAAGCAAAAAATTTATCAATATACCCCTGTACGAATGCTGCTTCACCTTGTAACGTATATAGTACTGTTTGAGGAGCATTCCAAGGCTTTGGTGGCCGTTCTTTTTTCTTTGCATGAATATTATCAGTAAGATAAGTCATTATGCTACATAAGTCCACTTCATTTAATACATCTAATGCATTAAACAATCCTGACTCTATTAAATTACCGCTTTTAGGCTGTGTTGCTATTGTTGGATTTGATACATACTTAAGAGATCCAGAAGCGGCATCATAGGTTACAGTTTGATTAGTTGTTGTATTAGCACTCCCCCACAATACTTTATTAATGCCGTTTTGAAGTTTACCGGTAAGTTTTGCAGAGTTATTTACTAACTTCACTATATTAGTTGCAATTTGACTGTCGCTCATTACTTAGTGTATGTGTTTTTAGATAAGCACTTAGTGCTCAATTGAGCTTTTACATTTTTTGCTGTATCACTTAATACTGTAGCAGCACCTATTATTATAGGAATGGAAGTTTCTGGTTCTTCTGAGGAAAGTTGAGCTAAAGCATCACTTAGGTTTTGAACGGCATCTAGTAGGTACCCTAACTGCTTTGCTGTAGTAGTACCTAATAATAAAGGTTCTCCTTGAGTTTCGGCTTGATAACCTAATTCAATTTTAGGTGAAGCGATAATGGTTCTTTCATTAGCATCTATAGTAAAGGTAGCGGGTGAGGAAATTGCTACTCCTTTCTTGCCAAATAGAAATATAAAATCATCATAAGAATGTATCACTACTCTTCCAGAAGTCGTAATGGCTTGATTACCTAGGTATGGAAATTGAGGGGTGTACATTTTATTTAACGTTATTGCTTATTCTCTGATCTTGTGCTGCGGGTGATATGGTATCTATACTTGTTAATTGCTGTTGAATTGGTATAGAAGTTGTAACCGTTTCTTGTGATTTAATCCCTAAACTTGCTAAACTAAAATTATTATTAATATCATCAATTATAATTTCTTGTCCGTTAGTTAAATAAAAAGAAGAAGGATCTCTATTAATATTTTCTACAGTAGGAAACCATGCTATATCGTCTGCTTGTCTACCTTGTCCGTTTCTAAGAATAAGAATGGGGCTACCAGCCTCTCCTTGAGAAGACCAGGGATTAGCTTTTTTATCTATTGCTGATGTTGAACCAAACCTAATTGAATTACCCCACCTACCTTCTACTGTTAAATCTCCTGCAAAAGGCCTTAAAGATTTTATAGTAGATTTTTCAGGAAAATTAGGTCCTAGGGGATAATTAACAGGGCTAGTTGTTGATAAGTTATTCGGTTGTAGTGCAACTAGAGTCTGTTGGTAATTCTTTTGCGTAGTGTTAACATAATTGCCGTAGTCGCCCATATCGGGAAAGGCATTATGATGACTTGCATTCCAGAGGTTGAAAGGTAGTGTATAAAAGTATTGTCTACTATCTCTACTATTATTCATTTCTGTACTTGGACCTTGCATAAGAAGAACAAATTCTCCTTCTGCGGGATATTGTTTTATAGCAGAATTAGTGGGCTTTGCAGGTGGGTTACCTGATGCTTGTAAGGTTCTATTTTGAGTAGTATTTACAAGTTGATATAGTATTGAGCCAATATCACTTGGATCTTTGTAATTAGGATCTGGAAGTTGAGTACCCTGAAAGAAAGGACCGTTAATGACATGAGTTACTCTAGCTAAAAGGTATAGGGGAATATCATTAGCATTTGGTTGCTGTCCATTGGATGTTATCTGACCAACAAAGGTAGGGTTAAATGTCATGGCTATTTGCTAGAAGGTAATTCTCTTACTACAACTTCGGGAAGGGGTTCTACGTTAGTTTTTTGAATATCGCTAAACAATAGTTCAAGATCTTTATCACTTAAACCACCCTGACTTACATCATTAGTTTGACCCCCTTTCTGTAGTATAGAAGCAAGCTTAACAAGAGCGTCATCATTCTTAACATCTATCTCTAAGTACTCTTTAATTAACGGAACCATAATTACAGCGGTTCCTGCATCATCTACCATTTCAGTAAGATTCCCGATTAGTGTTTTAATCTGAGATTGCTTATTTTTATGGTTCTTAATTACATCTTGTATTAGATCAGAATACTTTTTTCCGTCGTATAATTCAAAATCGAGATTCATAGTATTATTTTAAATAAATAGCTAGCTTGAATAAATGTCAATTTCAGTACCTTCTTCAAGATATTGATTATGCATTTCTCTATAAATCTCCTTTAGAACTTTTATTACCTTAGTAATCACGGGAGTAGGAGCGTCAGTAATCTCCTTTATGTATATGAAGAGAGCTTTCTTATTAAAGATGTCTATATTCTCTCTTCTCTTAAATAGTTCTAAAATAGCATCTCCAACTCTAGCTTCTTGCGGTTTTGGAAAAAGATCTAAAAGGTTATTATCAACTTCTTTAATGTATAGATCAATAAAATTAACTTCTTCGAAATGATCTGGTTGAGTTAGTAGTAATTCGTTTGTAATTGTCTTATCGGTATCTACCTCTTCGACAGTAGCTTTACCTTTCAATCGTTTGTAGTTATTGTTATTATAAACGATTAAGTAACGCTTTGCAATAGTACCAAAATAAGAATAAGCTTTACCTTTATCTTGATTATATAAATGTAGTTTCTCTAAAAGAAAGGCAATTACCTCATGCTTCAATTCGTTTATATTATCTACCTCTGTGTAGTAGAATTTAAAAGTATGAATGATATTTTCAGCCAACTTATAAAACGCGTAGTAAATCTTTTCATTAAATATTTTATTTCTAATTGCAGGAGAGGTTTCTAATCTATAATCTAGAATAGCTTGTTGAGTATCTAAGGTAAAATAGTCTATTGACTTCTTTGGCCTTCTCTTTCTAACTTTTCCATCCTTTGTAAGTGTAACTTCCGCTTCTTCGACTTTGAAAATATCTTCAACCATTATCGCTTATTAAATTGATTTAAGCCCTCTTGGACTGCTTTTAGATTTTGAAATACCGTCTGCAATTCTTTATCACTATCCATCCAAATCTTATCGTCAAGATTTTTAAGTGCTTTATCTGATTCACCAATCAATTGCTGTAAGCCTCCTATAAAGTTAGCTTGAGCAAGAACAGTAGCTTCTAGTTTTCTATTCTTATTAAAGAGGTTGTAAATAACCCAACCTATAATAGTTGCTATCCAAATGAATAGCATAATTAATCCTAATATCATATTATAATCCTTTTAGTGCGTTTAGTAATCCTGGATTTCCTTTAGCTACGTTTGCTAACTTAGCAGACTCAGCTTTTTGTTTAAACTGTGTTGGTGTAGAAGCCTTTATCTCTTTCTTAATAGGCGCTCCTACTTTATCAATCCACTCTTTTTCCCATTCTACTCTAGCAGCTAAAATATCTGCTTGATGTAAGATAAGGGGTAAAGAGCATCTTAACTTAGATTCGTTTTGACTAGAAAGTAAATAAGCTTTATTTCCATCGTCATATAAGCCATCATGAGTTTTAATTGCAGTCCATTCGTTAAATGTAAGTTCTATTCCTGCTTGCTGCAATATAAATAGTGAGCTGTCTTGAATAGGTATGAAAGGTAATTCTGTGTTTGGCTTATAGATAGCACCTTGATTCTTTACGTGCCATTCCGAATCGTTAGGAAGATAAGCTGGTTGGCCATCTCTACCTAATTTACCTAAGTCGTGATTAATTGCTGAGAATACTAACTCTTCTGTAGTGAAGTTAATAGTAGCACCCATATTATCCCATAACTTAGTCACCTTTAAAGCAGCTTCTACTACTCTATTTACGTGATCTACATATCCACCCGGGAATGCATTATGGTAAGAAGATCTAGAAGAAGCGGGTGCAAATGCTAGGTTATCTTCTTGAGATTGATATAAAGCTAGTAACTTAGTAGTTCTAGGTTCTGAAATATAAGTCTCAATATTAGAGTAAAATTGCCCTAAATTGGCTTGAATTTGTTCTGCTGATAGCATATAGAATGGTTTTACTTATAATATATGAACCAGGAATTAAAGAACCAACTTTATTTTAAGCTTCTTGTTCAGCGTTAACTAAGGTTTGAATCTCTTCAAGCTTACTTCTATGCTTTTCAATTTGATTTTCTATTTGCTCTCTAGTAGGATTATGACTTAAGAGAGAACTTAAGCCGAGAACGATGTTACTTAATTCATCTAACTTTCTTGAAACCAGTGCTTTGTATCGCATATTGTTTATTTTAAATATTTCTTAATTATCGCTACCATCGAATCAGTAGATATACATCCTATTTTAGTTGCAAAGCTAACAGGACTTTCTTTAGCCTCGTCTATAGTAAGTGCAAGATAAAGATACTTAGCACCACTTAGCTTTTCAATTATAATAATCGGATAAGAGTTAGTCTTTAATAAAGCCTCCATCCTATCGGCAAGATCGCTATGCTCTTTTAAATCTACATCTCTAAATTCAAAGGGAATTTTTTGCTCCTTTAAGGAGTTAGATAATGCGTTACAATGAACGCACCCACGTAGTCCCAAAACAATTACTTTTTCCATATCCTTTATTTTTCTTTTCTCTTTCTTTTTATTTCTTAAAAGAAGAATACTTTATTAGTATTTAAAGAAGTTATGAACTTTTATTCATACTTCCAACTTTCCCTAGATAGCTCCTTTAAAAGTATTTGTAGTTAAGTATTTAACGTTATTTGCTGCAGTTGGAAATTGATCTGGTTTATATACCTGAAGGTATTTATCAATAAAAGCATCCATTGCTTGCTGTTTCTCTTCTGGAGAAAGAGTAGCATAAAGTCCTTTTAAGGTAGCTTTATCGGCTTGACCTTGATTCCAAGCTCTCGGATCATCAGCAAAATGATGAAACCAATCGTAATTATGTAAAACATCTAGGTACTTATTTATACCGCTATCGGCAGGCGCTACATTATTTGCATATCCAGTCATATCTTCATTAGGAGATTCCGCTACTGTACCCATACTAGCGTTATCTACCATATCTCCATTCTCATCATCTTGTTGCTGCATTTCAGCATCAGCAGCAGCTTGAGGAGCATCTAAAGCAGTAGGATTAACTTCGTTTATTCTCGAATACATACCGACCCTATTTTCAGTAAGGTACTTTTTAAAATCAAAATTATCCATATTAAATTATGTAAGTTCTTATAAATTGTTCTATATCTGATTGTGCATATCCAGATTGTCTTAATCTAGAGCACATCTTTTTAATATCTTCAAGTGTTTGAAATTCTCTTCCAATAAGGGATTGCTGTATTTTAGCAATTTCTCCATCATCTTCAAACATTCCACTCGGATCGTCAAAAGTCTTCCCTACTTGATATTGAGTATTTTCAGGATGCTTAACTTGTATTAATTCAGATAGTTTAATCATATTGATAAATAGTTAGGTATCTAAGCATTCCAACCTGCTTTAGGATAATTACCTAGGAGCGCTATTTTCCCAGGCTTCCTATTTTTAATAGCATCCCGTAGAGGCTCTAATAACTGCTCTGACTTTCTAATAGTGTAAGGAATGCGAATCATCGATATACCATTCTCTCTACAATACTCATTTTTCATCTTATCGTACATAACTTGCTTCCTAAACTTCTCTTCAGAATTAGAAAATCTACCAGGTTTAAAATGAAATTCACCGTCGTACTCTACTATAGTATTTAAAGCCGGAAAGTATATGTCTGCAGTTAGACCTCTCTTAGTAGCCTCTCCAGTAAGTCCCGGGTATAGATATTGAACCTTGTAGTCTTTACCCTCTTCGTATCCTAAGTCATTTAAAGTCTGTAGTAATAAAGTCTCTCCCTTGGGAATAGCTCTCTCTCTATTATGTTGAGGACATCCTTCGTGTCCCTGTAAGTGCCCTCGAGGTGTTTGAACGAAGTACTCTTCCCCCGTAACCTTCTTCTGTTCTTTTCTATGTTCCGGATTATTACAGAGTATTTTAACTGGAGTNTTATTATTCTTATAGTCTACTAGACTATAATCATATCTATCTCCCCACTCCTTTTTTGCCTTAGCAATAAACTGTTCAACAGTATCTCTTGTCATATCCTCTATTAAATCTGATAACTTAATTGTACTTTCTTTTACAGCCCTACGAAAGTTTATAACTTTATAAACACCTTCGTAGGATGTTATAATATTAGACTGTGGAAAGTTTTGCTTAATCCAAGCATTAATACGCTTAGATAGATCTGATGTTGCAGCACCAGTCTTAGTGACATACGGATGACCAAAGCCCTGCTTTGCAGGAACTAATTCAAATCCTTTAATTACCTTGTATAGTATCTCTTTATCATCCATACACATATAAATAGAAACACCCTCATAAAGAGGGTGCTGATATATAATTTAGTTTAACTTATTAAACTCCTTTGTGAGCCTTTTTAAAGCCTATTTGCTTAAAAATTCTATGAATAGCATCTACTAATGGAAAACTATCACCAATTCCGCTCTGTGCAGTCGGATATTCATACTCCCCTGCTCTATGTAAAATACCCGCTACTTTATCTCTAACCATTTTAAGTGCTGCAAGATAACCCTGTTCGTCGTATATCTGTCCAAGGTCGTCTTGATTTTGATTAATAAAGCCATTTACATATCTAGCGTATAACTGTCTTTTCTTCACATCTTCTGTCTCGTTAATATCCATTGCATCAGTATCACCAGATTGATTTTCATCATCCATATCAGAAGAAGGATCTTCACTATAATCACCTTCCGAAATATCATCATAATCATCAGGATCTTCTTCTCTATCATCTAAATCAACACTTGCAGGATCGTCAGGATGCCAGTTTTCATTTATAAGACCAGCTATCTTCTTGAACCGTTGAACTTCTTTTATTAATTGCTTTTTCATATTAATAAATAGCTATTTGAGACGGTTACGGACTTGACGGAGGAGGAGCATGATAATGGGCTTGATGTCGCGACCATTCCTACTATATATATTATTAATCACTCTTTTCTGTCCTCTTGCTAGGTCTAATGCTTGACTATACATAACAGGCAGTATCGATCCGTTCCGGGATAGCTTTTCGAGTTCCATAGCTATAACGTCGATGATCGCTAACTCCCTATCGGGATTATAAGGATCGGAGGCGATCATATCCCCAGCTTCACGTATCTTTAATTTCTTCATTCTATACATACCAATAAATAGGATTAAGCATTAGATTCCCTAATCTAGGTTCTTACCTAGATAGTAGGCTCTCCCTTGGAGAGCTGTTCATCTCCCTAGTCTCTTACCTCGTTAACGTCTTTCTTCATATCCCATTCTTTATACATGAATTCCAAAGGAGATAAAGGGTTATCACTAGTACTGGATTCATCTCCATAATAGGTAACTTCCTGCCAGGCCGTCCCATAGGACGAAGCTGGATAGATACCCTCCTCTATGTCCGTTAATGTGAATGCGATGGCCTTTGTGCAAACTTTGTCATCATATATACTTAACTCGATATACGATTCTGCCTCCGCGGGAGAAATGCGTTCTAGTAATTTCATAACAAAAAGTTAATTTAGAAACGTCTATGACGGTATATTCTTGAAGGGGCTTCATATCTTGGTGCACTCCTGTACATATAGGAGGGTACTCTATATACGTGGTACCTTCTTTCATGAGGATGGTAGTGTATTACTGGTCTCATATAACAACCACTTAGGGTTATCATTGCAATTAAGATTAAGAGCTTTCTCATTTTGTAAAAGTGTATTCGATTAACATGTTAACTAATATCGATAAACCTAATGCCAATAGACATATACCTATAAATAGGGACATACCATCATTTTGTTTTTTCTTATCCATGTAGTAATTGTTTACCGTTATCTGGACTTTCATTAATGTCCTGCCTTTCACGGACCATCATTTGAGTATATCTAACGGCATTCAATACCTGTTGTACGGATACATCTCCATAAGGTACCCATCCTTGACTTACTCTTTCATTGATTAACATTTCAAAGGTATCCGGATTACCGGCTTCAACTAATTTGTACTCTTTACTCATATATATGTTCATTTTGTTTAAAAAATCTCCCGGGCGTGGCTCGTCACTCACCGCTACGCTATATCGCCTATACCCCGATAACAGCTGTAATTAGGGTGGTGTCATACTGCCCTCAAGTGACCGCAGGTGACGGCAAGTGACCTCAAGTGGGGGTGACTTTTTTTTCGGTCACCCGGCCTGTAGGCCGTCTCTAGGCTTTTCTTCTATGGTTGGAAGGTTATTACCTTCTCCACCTTGAATGCTTTTGTTATTAGCTTGCTACCTGATCCTTTAGTTAGATTATCTATCATAGCACCATCCTTGATAGTTAATGCATGATTACTAGTTAGTATGAGGTAAGTACCTTGAGTATGTTCTTTAATAAAGGTTGATACTCTATTCTTTCTTTTAACATCCTTACCATAAGTGTGATAGGTCTTAGTAGGTTGGTCTATTACCTCTCTAACAAACTTACCATTGATTGACTCTCTAGTATCGGCCATGTCTTTCATCTTGCCTACTATGTTAGAGGTCTTTGTACCTTTCCTATCAGGTCTATCAAAGATCATTCTAACCTTTGCATGCGCTTCATCGTAAGATAAATCGAAGGCTGATGCTGTAGCATACACTACACAGTCTTTCTTTTCTGATGCTGCGATGATTGAGTCCTTAGAACCTATCACCCATTGTGCTTTTAATTTAATGTCCATAACTTTTATTTGTTTGATTATACCTAAAGATAAGAAGAAGGCCCCGAAGGGCCAACTCTTATTTAAGCTTGTTGATCTTCATAACGTACCTCATCTTGTAAGATGTTTACTAAGTAGTCATAGTCAGCTACTTCGCTTGTTAACTTATGAGTTAATTCTTTCCAAGAACTACAGTTTATTTCTCTACCTACCTTGCCTGTATACTCTCTTGTCTCGTAATCTCTAAAGTCTACTAACTGTGCCTGCCCTTCTGTTGACTTATGTCCTGAAGAAGGCGTGCACCAAATTACTACATCATTCTTTTCATCGTTAGTACAGATCGAAAACGAATCATAAAGCTTCCCACTTCCTGGACAATTGTTCTTAAAGAACACTCTATGCATCTCGGGATCTAATCCTAACTTAGACATTACCTTTTCGGCCTTAGTCATTAGTAACTTACTCTTAATCTTAAGAGCTTTCTCTGAGCAGAACCAGTCGAAGAAGTAATAAGAGTCGTTTACATACTCTGGTGCGTTTGTTCTGAAGGCTTCTAACTGAGCCTTGAAGTTTAATTTACTTGACATAACTTTTATTTTTAATTATAACTAAAGGTAAGAACTTATTTCCATATCAACAACTTTATTTAGTATGGAAACAAAACTATTTAATTCTCCTTTTGTTCCAGTCCATAAAGCCATCATCTCTTTTGCTCTATGTTTTGGTTCTGGATTGATATAAGACTGAGATACGTTTAAGTCTTTCATCCATGCCTGGAAGGCAGGATCGGCTGCTACCTTAGATCGTTCTAATTCGATCTGTTCTAATCTTTCAATTGATAAATTCATGATTTTTAATTTTACTAAAGATAAGGAGTCCTTTTCAGACTCCCAACTTTAAATTTAGAATTTAAGTAATTTCTTTTCTATCTCTTTTAAGTCTAATAAGTCTAGAGTATAGCTCTCTAAAAGACTAGGAGTGTGTTCATCTGGAAATTCATTCCAGCCATCTATTAATTTTTCAATCGTTCTGATTCTAGTTAATACTGAATCTCGAAGTAGAGATTCCTCTCTGTAGGTTAATTTTAATTTCATATTTTTTAATTTTGATACCTTAAGATACGGACTATATTCCAGACTAGCAACTTTATTTTAAACAAAAAGAAAGCCCCGAAGGGCTCTCTCTCAAATCAAAATCAAAGTTAAGCGAACGTTTCAGCTAATTCCCAAACCATTTGGTTTAGCTTTATGTCTTGTTGAATGTTCTTGATCGACTTTGCACGACGGATTTTATTCTTTGCATTAGTAATAGAATAACCTCCTTTAAGAACACTCTCTTGAACTCTGTTTAATACTACCCAAAGACTATCACCTTCATCTTGCTTACGTCTTGGAGCTAAGAACTCTTCTAACTCAGTCTCAGTTAGTTGACGATCTTGATAAGAACGTAATTGGAAAGCTTGTTGAGCAAAAGCCTTTTGAGCTTCTTTACTCATGATGATCTGGTTGTAAGTATTAATCTTACCAACCACCTCTGGCAATCTCTCCATTGCTGAGTTTAAAGTCTCTTGTAATTGCTCGAAAGAGTAACCTGCATGTCTCATATTGAAACCTCCAAAGTCTTTATCTTTGATGATCAATCCGTTCTCACAAACTAATCTAAAGATACCCATTTCGAATTTAAAGCTTCCAGTACCCATATGGTTGTTCATTACAACTATGTTTACATAAGCTTCGATATTACCATCTTGGTCTTTCATGAAGACTTCTGGATGATAAAACTTTACAACGTGATTACCAAACTCAGCCGCTGCTGAACTTCTACTGCGATTAGATTTCGCTTGATTCACTTTCCATCCTAAACGATCCATATCTTCAATGATACGAGATGTTGGTAAGAAGGAATACTTAGAAGATACTCCTGGCTTAGGAGCTGTTGCAAATGCTTGAGGTGCATTTTGCTTTACCTGATCTAGACTCAATGGAGTCATTGTTAACGAATTTACCATAACTTTTATTTATTTGATTTATTAATACACTAAAGATAGATACTTTAGACCGAACTTCCAACTTTATTTTTAATCTTCAAACCAGTCCCAAGGATGATCTACAAGCTCTCCCGTAACCTGCATCCAAAGACTTTTACACTCAACCCAGTATTGGATTGTCATTTGATTTACAAAGTAGATACTATCTAAATACTTTACTGTTGATTCAGCAAGCCCTGGATACTCATCCATTTGAGTATTTAATGCTGCTAATAACTCTGGTTTTGCCTGCTCTAATAAGGTCTTTAACATAACTTTGATTTTTGATTAGACCTTAAGATAACTACTTTAAATCGAACTTCCAACTATTTTTTATGAATATCTTCCATTAAGGTCATAATAAGAGCCTTACCTAAAATCATAATAGCTGATATTACTAAAACTTCTAATATTGTAATCATGTTGTTTAATTTAAATAAAGGTAGGGACTTTTTACATCCCTACCAACTTTATTTAGATTACTGAAACTTCAGCATTCTTACTAAAGCTTCTAAAAGCTTTTTCTTCTAAGTCCCAAAATACTACTGATTTTGGAGAGATGTCATCAATCATGTTGATACACTCTTCTTTAGGGATTAATAACTCATTTCTAGTTCCTAAAGCATTTCTAATACTTCCATCTAATTTCTTAAATTGGAATCTAGTTACATTTTCATCTAACACATTAATTAGGTTAGATACTGTTGTTTCTGAATAATACATATTATTTAATTTTGATGATACCTTAAGGTAAGGACTTTAAATCAGACTTCCAACAGTTTCCCAATTTATTTTTCCTTCTTTAGATATGATACCACTATCGATTAAATCAGTAGCACCTCTTCCGTAGAATCCCTGGAGATTCCAACAGACGCCTGTTTCTATTAGAAGCGCCCAAGCCTCTAATATATTTTCTTGGGTAGGTTCAAAACTAGCAAACCCCTCTATAACTGAGCATGCATCATAACTTGTTTTCATTTTCATAACTTTAATTTTTGATTATGCCTTAAGGTAAGGACTTTAAATCAGACTTCCAACTTTATTTTAGTTTCTATCTCTCTCTGTAAAACCTGCAGAATCGTATTCAGGCCCTTCATCTTCCATTTCTTCATGATACAACTCTTCTTGCATAATTAAATCTCCCATGTCAATAGAATCGACAATACGTTGACATGCTCGTAATAGATGCTTTGCTGCTACTAACTCTTCGATTGAATTAATATTATCGAAATTAGCTTCACAGTCTCTCAGGTCGTTTAATGTATTCCTGAATCTACAGTAACTCATGTTTGCCATATTTTTGATTTTTGATTTACATAAAGATAAGAAGAAGGCCCCGAAGGGCCAACTTTTACTTAAACCATTCTGGAAAAGCTTCTTCTAGTTTTTTACGATTTTGTTCATCTGCTTTTAAATAAGTCTCTAAAAGAGAAGTTGCAAAAGATCCTAGGTTAGTTAACTCTCTGTCTAACCACATTTCATAATTTGATTTTCTCATAATTTGATTTTTAATATACCTAAAGATACGGACTTCAAACCAAACTTCCAACTTTATTTTACATAGAAAGACCCGGGATGGAAATCCCAGGCCGATCTATCAAAATCAAAAGTATGAACTATGCAATAGCTGAAAGCTTCTGCAAGTTAGTTTGACGGTCTTTCACCAATCGGTAAGCTTTGTTAACGATTGAGGTGTTGTTACGAAGACCACGTAATGTCTTAGACACCATTGATTGAGTGTAGCCAGACTCTTCAGCCACCTTAGCGATATCGCCATGACGCTTTGCTTCTGTAAATGCTACGATTTTGTACACTGGGTTCAAATTTTTGAATGCCATATCTGTTTGTTTTTGTTTACTAATTTATATTATAAAAATACGAACTCTTTTTCTATCTAACAACTAAATTTTTTAGATGAAAGACTGGTAATGTTTTTTTGTTTCTACTATTCAATACGAAGACTGCTAGTCGATGGTATTCCTTCCGCTCGGGATTATACTGGACATATATTTCATTGAATAGTTCTCCAATTAATCTCTCTAGGGCTTTAGTAGTTAACCAGCTTAGTTTTTGACTCTCTTGTAGGTAAGCTCTCTTGCTATCTATTTCCATGAATAGGCTTCTTTAACTAGATTAGGAAATGCTAACTCTCCCTCTATGTCGTTAAAGCCATAATCTTCACAAAACTTTTCTAAGGCATTTAAAGTATCTATATTTCCAATATCCTTTACAGCCGTTTTAAACTCTAAATAAAATTCTTGATAATCAACTCCCTTCTCATCCGAATTCATATCTTTATACATAATGAATGTATACTCTAATAACTTTCCCTTAACAGCTAATAAATTGGTTTGTAACATAACTTTAATTTTTAATTTTTATAAAGTTAGGGGTTATATTTCAAACCCCCAACTAATTTTTTACTAAGCTTCGAAAGTTGAAAAATACCTTTCTAAAACTTCTTTAATTAAACTTTCCATACTTCTAACATTAAAAGTAACTCCTTCTAATTCTACTTCCCTTCCACACATTCCCAATTCATAGTCATCTACCATTCCCATTCCACTATCAAAAAATTCACTACTAATTTGGTCTACAATTTCATCCATTAAATCTTCTTGAATTGGAATTTTTTCTTCTTCTTTTAAATTTGTTGACTGGTCAAATAATTGACTTGCTAATTCTAAGAATTGATCTTTTTTCATAACTTTTATTTTTGATTATACCTAAAGGTAGGTAATATTTTTTATACTTCCAACTTTATTTCTTAACTCCAACTAGTTTCTTCTCCAAATACTTCTAAAAACACTTCATCATTCTCCTGGTCAATATCTAGTATTATATCTGCACCTTCACATACTACAGTACTCATTCCACTTTCAATAGTACAGTGAAAAGCAATTTTTGAATCTGGGCTGTATTTCTTTAACATTTTGATAAATTCTTTTACTTTCATAATTTTTGATTTTACTAAAGGTATATAGAATTATTTAAACCTCCAACTTTATTTTTATTTAAATTATCTTTAACATTTAGTTGGGAGTCTGGTCGACAGTCCGTATCTTAAGGTATCAAAATTAAAGAATATGACACCATTTCAACAATCAATGCTTGCTACCGAGGACGGGTCGCAAAGAGTTCCAACAGTGTATACTGAGAATGGAGGTACGATTCCGTTTGCTGGATATCAATTAGCCACTCATGTGTATGCTCTTAAAATTATGGCTTTAGGTATGAAAATGCGCGGAGTTACTTTTACTCAAATTAAAAAGTATTATGGTTTGAAAGGCAAGTCGGCAAAGGATTGCTTGCCGGAATTGCAACAAATGCAGGAAATGTATCGAACAAATTCCCAAAATAACTAAACAAAAAGTTGGAGGCCCGAAAGGGCTTCCTTATCTTTAGTTATCAAAATCAAAAGGGCGGTTACCTCAAAAGGGAGTACCGGAGAAATCAGACGTAGCCTACGCGTTAGTTTTTGAAGGTAAAATATATCTTACCAGACAGTTGGAAGTATGATATATCTTTCATATCTTTATGTATCTAAATTAAAGTTATGAAGATTGAAAGTAAATTAGCTCAGATCATTGAGCAGGTCTATCAGGCTCCTACAGCCAATATTGCTAAATCTATTTTAATTCCCTTTTTGCGTGATTCTAAAATAAAGGAATCGGATAAGAAGAAGATGATTGAGCAGGCAGATAAGCTAACTCAGCTAGAAAAGATTCAGTTCTACGCCACAAATGCTCTCTTGAAGTACGAGGGGCTAGGCCTCTAGGTACAATTCAATTGTATTCTACGGTATATATGTATGAGGTACCTATGTTAGGATACCTCTATCTCTTGATTATACACCTCGCCGGCTTTAGTTACTAGAGATGCACGTCGTCTTTCGGCAGACTCTTTAGACATTCCCGACCCCATGGCCTTAACCGTAAAATGTTCATCATAGTCCTTTCCAGCACCCTTAATGTCTTGAGCTAGTTCTTTCGCTCCTCCTCCCACTGACTTAGAATTAACATATGTCCTTATACCAGATAGAATGTTCTCTTCTGTATATCGGCTTGATACCATAAAATGCTTTCTGCCGTTCTTAGTATTCGTAATCTCAAATACTGAATATCCTTTTGCCATAGTGTGTGCGTGTTTGCTGGATACAATTCAATTGTATTCTATGGTTATAAATAGCTGACTATAGGAAGGTCACCTAAAGATACGAACCCTCTTTCATATCGCCAACTCTTTTATTCGGCATGGCCGGCTTGTACTATAAAGGTACGAACCTTCTTGCAGGCTACCAACTTTCAATTAAAGTTGCTCGTATGGGGTTTAATTCGTATCGAAAGACGGTAGGATCGATATCGATATATACTCGAATCGAAATAAAAAAGTTGCTAGTGTCAAACAAATTAGCCAATCCTTAGAGAATGTCTACCGTTCTCCTATGGTCATTAGATTTTTACTACTTCAATCCTGCTTCTATTAGATCTCCCCTATACTCTCTTATTGTTTTTAGACGCTCCCTACCGATTTCTATACCTCTATTAGCATTTGTCTAATCCTTCTTATGTTTCATTAGCCTTTGTTCTCTTTTCTTATAGTATTCATCTAGTTTATCTTCTAACTCCTTTATTCTCTCTCTTTCTACATCCATTCTTATATTAGATATTATAGCCAGTACTATAAAGACTATCATTATTGTTATTGCTCCTGTCATATATCTTTATTTTAATCTTATATCCATTATACTATTACTTCTTTTCTTCTCTAGTTCTTTTATTCTATTATCTACCTTTGATAGTTCTTCTGTTAATCTTACTATATCCTCTATCGTGGTATTATCTGATCTTTCATATACTGGGATGTCTTGATGGTATCCATCCGCATATCCTCTTTTATAGGCTTCTGCTAATTTCTCTCCTTCTTCTGTATCAAGATCTACTATTAGTGGTTTATCAAATTCCTTAATCACCCCTTCTTCTTTATATCCTTCTACCGGTCTTAATCCTGAGTATTCGCATACATCTGCTATCTCTCTTAGATACTCTTCTACCATATCTTCATCTGTATAATGAAAGAACCTCTCTGCATTCTCCTCTGTATCGTTCTTAAGCATCCATCTATAGAAGCCTATCATATGCTCTTTCATATATCTTATTTATATTGCTCCATAGGTGCGTTCATTAATAAAAGCTCTTTACTATCCTCTCTAACGTATATAGCTATTACTGGCTTGTCTAAGCGATACTTTACATCTTCGCTATTACCTCCCATATATTCTGCATTCTCTACTTCATAGTCGTTGAATGTATCTGGTAATCGATTAACAAACTCTTTTAATTCTTTGATTGTCATATATCTTATTTTAAGCGTTTATCTATAAATGATCCAGTACTATATACGAGTATGTAATCATAACCTTCTTCCCATTCTAGTTTACCTTTATAATATTCCATGTACATTA